TGTTTGGCCAGCCAGATACCCCCGCTCCCTTGCAAACTATGAAGGATTAATCGCTCCTCAACTTCAAGAAGATATTGATGGTGGTGCTGAAGCTTGGGACGTAACAGATCCTGATAGATTTGATGAAGATGATTTGGTAGATCGTGAAGCCTCTATGGGTAGATCTAACTTCATGCTTCAGTTCATGTTAGACACAAGCTTATCTGATGCAGAAAAATTCCCCCTCAAAATGGCAGACCTTGTTATTACCTCTGTCAATCCCACTGACGCTCCTGATAACGTCGTGTGGTGCTCCGATCCCCAAAACGTCATCAAAGATCTCCCAACAGTTGGACTACCCGGTGACTACTTTTACTCTCCTATGCAATTACAAGGAGAATGGAGCCCTTACTCAGAAACAATTTGCAGCGTGGATCCCTCTGGCAGAGGAACAGATGAAACAGCTGCCGCCTATATATCCCAAAAGAATGGGTTCCTATATCTCCATGAAATGCGAGCTTATAGAGATGGATACACAGACCGCACTCTCCTAGACATCCTTAAAGGTTGTAAAAAGTTTGGAGTAACTAAATTAGTTATTGAAACTAACTTTGGTGATGGTATGGTTGGTGAACTATTTAAAAAACATCTCCAAGTTACTAAACAAGCTATAGATGTAGAGGAAGTCCGTGCTAACGTTCGTAAAGAAGATCGCATCATTGATGCATTGGAGCCTATTCTTAATCAACATCGTCTTATATGTAATAGGTCGGTTATTGATTGGGATTACAATTCTAATAAAGAGGCAGCTCCTGAAGAGCGTCTTCTCTATATGCTTTTCTATCAGATGTCTCGCATGTGTAGAGAGAAAGGCGCTGTCAAACACGATGACAGATTGGATGCATTGGCCCAAGGCGTCAAGTATTTCACGGACGCTATGGGTATCTCCGCAATGGAAACCATCCATCAACGTAAACGTGATGAGTGGCAAGACATCTTAGACACATTCTTAGATGATCCCCAATCTGCTGCTAATCATATGGTACTGGGTATGGATTTAGATCAACGTAAAGAAGCTAGAGGTAAAGCTGGTAAGAAACCCTTACCTACTTGGATCTAACCGACCCCTGACATATACAGGGGAAGGGAAGGGTGGACCCGACCCCTATGAGGGAGCTGTCGTCTTTCAGACAACACTCCCTCTCTTATATTACTTATTTTCCCTTAA